GGGGGACACCTACACCAAAGAAGAATGTTTGGCTATGCTCAATAGGGCTGTTGGGGAGTATTACAAGAACCTGCAACCCTATATGACAAACAAGAATATCCCTGTAGGTGTCCAAGCTTCCCTACTAGAACTAGCCTATAATGTAGGTGTAGAATCTGTAGGCAACTCAACCATGATGAAGCTAGCCAATGCCGGGAAGTACAAGGAAGCTTGTCAGCAATTGGATAGGTGGATCAAGGCTGATGGTAAGACTGTTCAAGGGCTAAAGAACCGTAGAGCTGAGAGTAAGATTGCACTCTGCCTTAAAGGCCTCTGAGAATGCGTATGCTGGCCCTCACGCTATCTCTGCTTCTTGCGGGTTGCATCAATCCTTTTGCAATACTAACAAGTGGCAAACCCTCTATATCTGCCAATGTACAGGTTGGCAAAGAGAACACACAGCAAGTTGTAGCTAACCAAACTAAGACTGAAGCAGGTAGGGATGTTATTCAGCAATCCTCCCCTGTAGTTGCAGAAAACATAAAAGAAGTCACCATCCAACAAACCCCCTTGTGGATGATGTTGCTTCTTATACTTGGGTGGTTATTGCCATCACCCAATGAAATCTCTAGATTTATAAGAGGGCTATTTAAGAGATGAATTATTTTGAGTATATTATTGGGAGTGCAGTTGCTGCTGTATTCTCTGGTATAACTTGGCTAGTACGTAGGGTACTGACAAACGAGAAACAGATTGCCCTCCTCCAGACTGAAATCAGGTCAAGGGACGAACGGAGAGAAGAAGACCGTAGTATTATGCGGGATATTCAGACTGATCTAAAGGAAGTTAAACGAGACATCCTAGACATCTACAAGCACAACAACCTAGAATAAATAAAAAAGCCCCCTAGAGTCAGGATCGTTTGTCCTAGCTCTAGGGGGCTTTTTCGTTTGTAAAGTAGCTTTTGGGTAGGTTGTAGCTTACTCGTCAGCCATAGCCCAGATTGCCCAGACTACAAGGAAGAGGATAAACAAAGAGAGGATCATACAGGTGTTCCCCAAGAGACACACTTGTAGATGGCTTGCTCAATAGGCAGGTTGTTTTCCTTCTGCTGTGTAGCTACACGATTAAGGATTGCCAGAGCATCTTGTTGGCAAGATTCCTCAGTGGTGTAGACAACTGTTGAAGTAGTAGAATAGCACTCCCCACTGAGGGGGCTACAAACAAGGAAGATTAGTGTTAGCATTCCTCTGGTCCTTTTAGTTCTGAGATTAGTCGGTCCAAGTACCAACGTGCCTTGTGGAGGTCTTCAAGGGGCTTTGCCTTGTAGCGCCATCTGTGCAAATACTTCTTACAGTTCCCCTCTAGGTAGCCTGTGTAGCCTTCCCACGATAGGTTATCCTTAAGGTATTCGATACATTCAATACCCCCATTTGAGTAGTGGGCAGGGCTGTTTACCATGTCTGTCATTCAGAGTCCTTCCGCATCAAACGCAATAATCCATTGTTTGCAAATCTCACTACGAACAATATCATCAATGCCGAAGTCAATAATGGGGATGTTCATATTGTATTTCTTAGCCATTTCTACACACTTAGCTAATCCACTTTTAGTTTTTCCCACTAGATCAGTTTGGGACGAATCCTTGCAGTGAAATTATCCTTCGGCCTTATCAATTCTGCAATTTGACCTCTGTCATGGTTCGGGGTCCAGACACTAAAGAAGACCTAGCCCGTAAGGTTAAGTTGGCAACTATCCTTGGGACTATTCAAGCTACCTACACACACTTCCCGTACCTCCGTAAAGTCTGGAAGGACAATACTGAGGAAGAGCGTTTGCTTGGTGTCTCTTTGACTGGTGTTATGGACAATGTTTTGACCAACGGTAAAGACGCTGGACTTCCTGCAGGTTTTTATGATAGCCCAGATGATTTTGCTGGATTCATCGGCCAGGACACATCTGCTGCTGAGATTAAACTACGTGCAGATGCAGCAGCTCGCGCTGTAAACAATACAGATCCTGCATACACACAAGCACTTAGGGATATATACGGAATAGATGAAGGCATGATGGCCGCGTTTATGTTAGACGCAGAACGTGCCCGACCTCTAATTGAAAAGCAAGCCAAGGCTGTTGAGTTTGGAACTGCCGCTGTTAGACAGGGTTTGCAAGCTACCAGAGTTGGCGAACAATTTGCACAACGTGGACCTGCTACTGGTTACACTGCAGATCAAGGCTACAGCGCTATTGCTGGGATGCTACCAACCGCTTCAAAACTTGGTCAGGTCTATGGTCAAACTTACGACCAGGCAACGGCAGAGCAAGAGGTCTTCTCTGGTCTTGAGTCTGCAAAGCGCAAGCGTCAGAAACTTGGACAGATGGAAACAGCAACTTTTAGTGGACAGTCTGGCGTAGCCGCTGGTTCATTGAAGGCAAGCAAGTCGGGACAGTTTTAGTCCCAAGGGTGTGAAAGGTTAGACCGAATCTAAATCCGCATGACGGACAGATACGGGACGCGGTTCGATTCCGCACACATCCACTCCGCACGGATCGGTCGGCCCATGTGCGTGTAAATAAGCCCGATAGTGAAAGCCAACACAGGTTCCCCTGCTTGTGTTGTGGTTCGCGACTAACCTAAAAAAACGAAAGGGAGTGGCTGCTATGGCCAACCAGTACAACGATTACGATGACGACGACGACTTCGATACCGAAGAAGAAAGCGGTCCTGCAAACCTTCGCAAGGCTTTGAAAAAAGCTGAACGTGAAGCAAAGCAACTCCGAGATGAACTTACTTCTTTGCGATCAGAATCGCGTTCACGAACCGTAAAGGACGTTCTGGAAACCAAGGGTGTTAATCCAAAGATTGCTGCGTTCATTCCAGCAGATGCGGATACACCTGAAAAGGTTGCTCTATGGCTTGACGAATACTCAGATGTATTTGGGTATCAATCAAATGGGCAATCAGACGACATTGTGGCTCCAGAATCGGCTCGCCGTATTCAGGAATCCACTTCAACTGCTACAGGCGCAGGTCGTGACGAGGACTTAGCTTCTCGTCTAGCCGCTACCAACAGCAGAGAAGAGCTGGATCAACTGATCTTTGGTATGTCCACAGGTCGTTAACAGCAACTACAACAACCCCTAATCCCCAAGGAGGGAAATAAATGCCTAACGCATTTACAGACACAGGCACGGGTTCGCTTGGTACCAATCTGGTCCAAGCCGCCTATGACCGTTATGTTGAGTTTGCACTTCGCGCAATCCCATTGATTCGCGACGTTGCAGACAAGCGCCCAGCGCAACAGGCAATGCCAGGTTCCTCAGTCGTGTTCCAGCTTTACAGCGACATGGCTAAGGCTACTACAGCATTGACTGAAACCACAGATCCAGATGCAGTTGCTCTTGGCAACACCACATCTGTATCCGTAACACTGAACGAATACGGCAACGCAGCCCTTGCAACTCGCAAATTGGAACTGTTCTCGCTGTCCGATGTTGATCCAGCTATTGCTAACATCATCGCGTTCAACATGGCTGATTCCCTAGATGAACTGGCTCTTACCGAACTACGCGGTGGAAGCAACGTAATCTACTCAGCTAACTCAACTGGCACTGCCGCAACTGGCACTGCTTACATTGGTGCAACAAACACCCTTAAGTCCGCTGATGTTCGTAAGGCAGTAGCCAAGCTTCGTGCTGGCAAGGCTGTCCCACGTACAGGCGAACTATACTGGTGTGGTATCCACCCTGAAGTTTCACACGATCTTCGTGCTGAGACTGGTGCAGGTGGCTGGCGTGAGGCTCACGTCTACAACGAATCTGGCGCAGGAAACTTGTGGCCAGGAAGCATTGGTACCTACGAAGGTGCAATGTTCGTTGAATCACCACGTCTATACAACGCAACCGATGGCGCAACAAGCACTCGCGTGTTCCGCACCATCGTTGCAGGTCAGCAAGCACTTGCAGAAGCAGTTGCAGAAGAGCCACATGTAATCATTGGCCCAGTTGTTGACAAGTTGATGCGCTTCCGTCCAATCGGATGGTACGGCGTACTTGGCTGGAAGCGTTACCGTGAAGCTGCGCTTTACCGTATCGAATCCACCTCAAGCATCAACGCTACCTAATTAAACTCTAGGTAATTCGGTGTGGTCCCCGTCATATAACGGGCGGGGACTGCACTACCCCCATAACTTTTGAAAGGACAGCAGTGACGTACTACTTCACCCCACCTACAGTTGAAGAAGGTCCTGCTGGAACTTCGCGCTTATTCTGGCGCTACCGACTAAACAGATCAGACACCGTATTGCCATTGAGTAACTTGCGGTAGCAGTTCATTGATCTGTGCGTCGCTAAACCCAAGGTCTTTAAGAGTGCGAGTAAATACATCGCGGGCATCCATAGGTGGTACTACTGGTTCAGCCATTACATCTTTCCAAACTGTCGGGCAATTTCAGAAGCCAAACCAGTCATGTCTCTAACTGCAGTGTTGGTCTTGAAATAGCGATCATCTTGCTTTAGCTCACGTTCAAATTCCCAAACTGGTTTAGCAACTGGCTTGTTTTGTGCATCAAATCCCTGCAAAGCCTGTGAGATGGTTGGATCGTTTAAGTCAATGTCTGTCGAAGGTAACTCTAAGATTCGTGCCATACTTTGTACATACGGCGAAGCAATGGCGGCAACTGTTTGACCAGCATCAATTTGGTCAGCAAAGGCTGCATATTTACTTTTGGCATCATCTCTAATTTTCTGGTTGTAGTAGTCAATGTTAGACTGACCAGCCAGTGTGCTTTGTGCTGCATTGGCAAACCAGTCGTCAGCATATTGTACACCCATGCTACCAGCTTGTTCTTTAAGTTTCTGCATGGTGGTAGCAACTTCGCCACCAGTGCCAGTGATACGGCCCGTAGCAGCAACATGTTGCTTAAGCATAGAATCATCTACACCCTTACCCCATGATAGGTAAAGTGTGTCGTTAGCAAGTTTGTCAACATCGGCAGGGTTTAATTCAAATCCCATGTCCCGTGAGGTTTGCTGGATCTTTGCCTTGATTTCAGTTAGAGAAGCGTTCCAGGAACCAGGATCAGATAGGCGTGCAGTTTCTGCCATACGCCATGTTGGTCCGTTAGACTTAAACCAGTTTGTGTTTTCAAAGGTAGCCTTGAACTTGGCTGGAGACCATTGCTCTGCAACTGCTTGGTTAAACAAACTTTGGAGTTCTGGGTTGCTGTTAACTAGGGCAGCTTGAGTTCCGTATTCTGCTGCAAAGTCTGAGGCAGTCTTTACTTTTACCCAACCGCTAGTATCGTTCCATTCGTATGGACCGCCAGTAGCAGGAGCCTTTGGCTTAACCCACTTACCCTTGCTATTCTTTACCCATGCGGCACCTGGTTGTGTTGCCATTAAATGCCACCTCCAACTGGGCCTCTTAGCGTGTCTAACATTGCGTCAAAATAAGTAGTTGCCTTTTGGTAAGAAGCAAACTCTGGATTGGCTTGAGCTTCCTGCTCTATGAATCCACGTGCGTCTACTCCACCAGAAGTAGTTACATTTCCCTTGGCTGACATTTTAGTAACTTCAGGGTTTTCCTTGAACGTGTTATTTAACGACTGGTGCAACATGCGTAGTTCTTCATCGTTAAGTGCACGGCCAATGGAGTTCTGGTAAATGCTATCTGCGGCAGAACGTACCTGTTGTAGGCTGTATTGAGTTGTTTGCTTGCGAGTAGAAGCCATGCTTCCACCGCCACCACCGCCAGTGATAGGTGTTCCAAGTGCGGCTGAAGCATCAGCAACTGAAATCTGGAATCCTGCTTTAGCGGCAGCGTCAATAATTCTTTGTACGTTTGGATCTGCAACCTGAGCAACAACTGCAGGTACAGCGCCTACGCCAGCATTACGACCAGCAGAACGAGCAACTTCACGTGACTGAGTTTCACCAGCAGTAGGGAATTTTCTTTCGCCCTGGCGCATCTGACCTTCGGTACGACCAGTCTCTTTTGAAAGAGTTGTGGCTGGCTTGTAGCCTGGAGGCTCGGTTCCAAATACTTTTACGTACTCAGCAACAATAGGCTCAAGTGCAGCCTGTGCATTAAGAACTGCTTGCTTGTCTTTAGGATCGCCAGTCTTGCCATACTTTTCAATAAGATCTTCGCGCCTGCGATAAGCCTGACCATACTTGTTTGAAAGATTAGTCTTGTTTTCGCTTTCAATACGCTGATCTTGCCTAGCGTTTCTGCCAGCTTCAGTCTGAGGGTTAAGGCGCTTTTCTGTAATAGGTGCACCACGTCGCTGTGAGTTTTCTTGTGCAACCTTAGCAGTTTCCTGCTCACGCTTCTTGCGATCAGCTTCTGCTTTAGCTTGTGCTGCTTTTAATTTGGCAGCACGTTCCCTAGCAGCTTTTTGCTTCTCTTTGTTTTTAGCCTCAATCTCGGCTAACCGCTTGTCTACATCATCGGCCATTACTGAGCAACTCCTTGTGAATAAACGGCATCATAAACCGAATCGTAAGATAACCAACGGTCATACAAATCTCCAAAGCCAATGTCTTCCTGCTTTAGTTTGTTGGCAACCGACTCAAATGCAAACTTAATGTCAGCATTTGCTTTAGCATCAATGCTCTTAGACTCACGTGATGCAAGTGCAGCTTCTGTTGCTGTGCGTATTTCCAGGTAAACTGCAATAGACTTGAATGTTGGATTATCACCGTACTGGCTCATAAACTTTTCATTGTTTACAATAGTCTCAAGACCACGAATAATTTTATTAGTTTTTGATCCATCGGTGTCTAAGTAATCGTCATACCAGGCTGCATTTTCTGCACCAAGTTGAGCAACCATCTGCTTCTTCATTGATGCTAAATCTGCGCCAGCTTTTGACTGTAGGCTAGTTAACCCACGACGTTGCATTTCTGAATCAATCTGAGACATAACCTGACGATACTTAATCCAACCAAGTGAGCGCTCACTGTCTAGGGCAGCTTCTGCTGGATCCTTACGTGTACGGTAGAACTCACTTGAACTTGGAGAAATAGTATTGGCCTGTTGCCACATGTAAGCGGCCTGTGAAAAATCATAAGCTTGGCCAGCATTGGTTACGATACCAATAAGTTTAGGATCAATCACTGACAATTCTGTAATCAAATCAGCGTGTGCTTTAGCATTACCTACAGAACCAATGGATGCAAATGTACCAGTAGTATTCTTTGATAACGATTGAGTAAACTCAAAGAAGTCATCGCCGTAATCCTGCCAGAATTTAGTCTGTGCTTCCATACCAAACTGTTCCTGATACTGTCTCCATTGGTCAATGTAGAACTTGTATGGTGTCTGGAATGTAGGGGCAAATGGAAGGATTAGGTTGGCAACAGTACGCATGTTGTAGTACGCATCTGTCATCTTTTCAATCTCAGCAGCGGTAGCTGCAGGCTGACCCATCTCACGACGCTTGTGCTGTTCAGTAGTCCAGATCAAGGCATAAGTATTTGCATACTGCTGGTTGCTCTGTCCATCTTCCTTTGTAAGCTGACGCTTAACCCAGGTAGGTAGGAACGCACGGACTGCGCTACGCTCTGGTCCGTAAGGAATAGCCCAAGATAAAGTCTTTTCTAGTTCAGGCTTTCTCTTAACCATCTCCGAGATAGGCACTGCAACGTATGGACCTACAGGGATGTGTATTGCTTCACCCTGGAAGATAACGTCTAGTGACTTCTTTTGGATACCCATTTCAGTTAAAGATGTAAGACCCTTGCCAACAAAAGGAAGTTTCTTTAGCGACTCAGGTACTTCAATCCAGATGTAATCATCCATGGTTGCTTCTTCTGGTGGAACTGGGTTACCGTTCTCGTCAGTTGCAATACCTGCACGGTTAGGTGAAGTAAAGATTAAGTTAGCACGGTTGATTGTCTGAGGCTTTTCGTAAGCAATTCTTGCCCATGTCTTTGTGGTGTTTTCAAATGCCGAAAAGAATGGAGAGATCAAACGCATGTAATGTGCCAAGTTTGACTTGCGGTCAATGGTAAACAATGTGTTCTTTAATTGACGCAATGCAACCTTGTGGGTTACTGCCATTAAATCTGCTTGTTCTTGAGTAGTTAAACGACGTTTGTTCAATCCTTCAAACATGTCAATGCGACGCTTTAGCTCGGTCCTGTACATAGAAATGTACAAAGGATGACGTGCCCAAAGATCTTCTGGCATAGATCCAAGGAATCTAAAAATGCCATTAACTATGTTTTTTACATTTCTAACAGATCCAAGATTTAAGTTTTCTTCAAGGATATGTCCGTGAACTGTAGGTAATCCATCAGTTCCAGCGTAGATACCGCGTAGCATCTCTGGTGTAATAGGCGCGTTTTCGGTTGATTCAACCAGTGTTTTACGCAAACTAGCGCTTGGGATGTAACTATCAACAAAGCCTTTAACAGCAGCAACGTGACCATCAATTTCCCAAGGATCTAATCCAAGGCGCTTTGCAACAATGCGACCTTCAGGATCTGACTTAAGCCATCTGGCTACATCAGCAGGATCCATGTTATCCATTAACTTCATGGCTACGCCAGAGTTACGGAACTGGTAGTTAAGTGCGTGTGCCCAAGCCTGGTAGTAGTTTGGTGCATCTGGCTTTACTTCGCCATAGCCAACCTTGGTTAGGCTCTTAGAAACTAATCCAGCATTGTCATCAACTAAAGTATTAAATGAGTTTTCTGCACTAGAGTTTGCTCTGTGAATATCAGCAAACTGTCCACCTAAAGCATCGTCAAGGTCATCATAGTATCCGCCATCAAATGACTTTACTCTCCACTTACCTTTACCGATCTTACGCTTTTCGCCGCGTGATTCTGCCTTCTTTAAGTTTTCAAGTTGAGCAAAGTAATCATCTGCAAGTGCACGCTTATCTTCAATAAGTTTTTCAATTACTCGCATGTCAGATTCT